ATTAGGTTGTTTTATGATTGGTTGTGGGACTGGTGTAGGTTTTACTATTGGTTGTGGGACTGATACATTATGTTGTGTTTTTACTATTGGTTGTGTTATTACATTAGGTTGTTTTATGATTGGTTGTGGAACTAATATATTATGTTGTGTGATAGTATTAGTCGGTATTATAGGTTGTTTTATAATTGGTGTTGCAGTAGTTACATGTGCTGCAATAGCACTAGAAGCTATTACTTTTTTTGTTACACTACTTTTAGTTTGTGTAGCTGATTTTTCTTTATCATCAGAGCCAAAACTAAAAAATGATTTTATTTTTTTAGCAGTATTGCTAATCCATTCTATTTTTGATTTTATCCAGCCAATAAGTTTTCCCCATAATTTTTTAATAGTATTTATTGGAGAAACAAAAACATTACTTATAAAACTAACTCCTTTACTAAATCCAGCACCTAAACTACCCCAAAAACTATTAAACCAAGCAACTAATCTACTCCATACATTAGATATATAACTAATAGGAGAAACAAAAACATTACTTATAAAAGTAACTCCTATGTTAAATTTGTTTTGTATTGCTATCCAAAATCCACTAAAATATTCTGATAAAACATTAAAACCATTTTTAATAGTATCTATTGGATGTAAAATTGTATTTAAAGCAAAAGTAATTATTTTAACTCCTGCTACGATAGGAATTGTAATAATACTAAATAATCCACCAAATATATTTCCTATTATATTCCCTACATTTTCTCCTGTTTGAGATAGTTTATTTAATTCTTCTTTTGTAGCATTTATAGGTGCAAAAAATTCACTAATTTTATTGATTACAAACATTACACCTTGTCCAATAATTTTAAATATATTTATTAAAGGAGAAAAAGCAGACATCAAAGGTTGTATTGCTGTTTCTAAACTTTTAAAAACCCCTTTTATCGGAGCAACTACTCCTAAAAAACTATTTTTTATCCCTTTAAAAACTCCTTTAAAAAAAGCACTTATAGATGACCAATTTTCATAAATATATCCAGCTACTAATGCTAATGCTGTAAGTGGTAAAGCACTTTTAGCTACAAATTTTAAACTATTACCTAAAACACCCATACTTTTAGATAAAATAAATGTAGTCGCACTCCATAATCGTGTAGATAATATTGCTGATTTTGTTCGTGTATTTAAAGAATTAGTCCAAAATGTTGCTAATTTAGTCTGAATAGATGTTAAAGTAAGGTTTGTTTTTAGCCAAGTTAAAGCCAAACTTGCTTTACTAAAAGCACTACTTACAAAAGTCCAAGCATAACCAAGCACGGTAGTAACTACTGTAAAAGCGACTATTCCACCTACAACTCCACCTATAACTTTTGCTAAAATTTTATGATTTTCTATAAATGAATTTAGAGCACTTGTAACACTTGTCATTGTAGTAGTAATTCCCTGAATTGCAGGTAAAAATAAACTACTAAAAGCGATACTAACTCCTTCTAATGCACTGCCAAGTGCTTTAAAACTACCAGCGACTGTATCATTTTGAGTTTTTGCTATTTTTTTAGCAGTTCCATCTGCATTTTTTAGAGATTTTTCATATTTATCTAATTCTTTCGCAGGAACTTTCATAAGAGCAATAGCACCACTCATAGCTTCTACACCAAAAAGATGTTTCATAAGTCCAGCTACTTGTGTATCACTAAGACCTTTTGTTTTTTGTTGGAGTTGTTTTATAATATTTATCATTCCTACAAATTTACCATTACTATCTTTTGTAGTAAGACCAAGTGCTTGTATTGCTTTTTGAGCTTCTTTTGGTGGTGAAGCCATTCTAACATACATACTTCTTAAAGCTGTTCCAGCAGAACTTGCTTGAATACCTACATCTCCAAGTTTTGCAGTAAGAGTAGTAACTTCTTCTAAACTCGCTCCAAGTCCAGCTGCTGCAGGTGCTACATACTTCATAGTTTCACCTAACATTTGAGTATCTACATTTGCACTAGTCATCGCTTTTGCCATCACATCTGCTACATGTGTAGTTTTATCAGCACTAATTCCAAAACCACTTAAAATATTACTTGTAATATCAGCAGTAGTTGCTAAATCGGTTTGACCTGCTGCTGCTAAATCCAAAAGCCCTGGCATTGCTTTTGTTATATCATTTGTTTTAAATCCAGCCATTGCTAAAAACTGCATAGCTTCCGCTGATTGTGAAGCAGAAAAAGTGGTAGTTGCTCCAAGTTTTTTAGCTGTTGCTTCTAATTGTTTAAATTGTTCGTTTGTAGCACCACTAAGAGCTTTTACTCTTGCCATACTACTTTCAAATTCTATTCCAGCTTTAAAAGGTAAAGCTATTGTAGTCCCAAGAGCCATAGTATCGAAAAGTTTTGATTTAAAATTGTTTCTTTTATCTATATTTGTTTGTATATTTATTTTATGTTTATTTATAGATTCTATTGTCTTACTAAGTTTAATAAACTCTTTATTTGTGTTTTTTACTTCATTTTCAGTATTTTGTAGTTTTTCTTTTAAATTTAATTTTTGATTAGATATTTTTTTGATAGTAGTTGAAACTTTATTTAATTCATTTCTTAATTCTTTAATTTTACTTTTATCAGTTGTCATACTGATTTTTTCTCTTAAAAACTGCTGTTTTTTTCTAAGTTTATCTATTTCATTTTCAGCACTTTGTATTGCTTTTTTGTATCTATTTATAGAGTTATCATTTGCGATAATATCTATTTTTCTATTTTCTAATTTTTTAATAGTGCTACCTAAAGCATTTGCAGAATTTGATACAGTTTTTATAGCACTTATTGCACTACCTATCGTAGCACCTATTACAATATCTAAACCAAAACTTTTCAATTTTTATCCTTTTTGATATAATAAACTTATGAGAAAGTTAATAAATTACTGTGCCACGACTGCATGGGCTGGAATTTTATTTGGAATTGTTGTTTTATTTATCTATCTATTATTTACAAATAGTTTTTCAAATGCTTTAATAGGTGCTATATTCTTTGGAATACTTGCTGCACCTATAACTGGATTTGTTTTAGCTCTAATAGATGATTTGCTTCCTGAATAAAATCTAAAAACAAATCAACTTCTAAATTCATTGTTTCATCAAAACTAAAATTTAAAACATTCCCTAAAAGAGCAATACCTTTTATAGTATCACCCCAATCTAAGACAAAAAACTTGCTAATACTTCTTGTAATTTTTTATAGTCATCTAAATCCATATCATCAAGTTCATCAGTTGTAATATTTGTAAGATTACTAATAAGCTTAATCTCTTTTTCTACTTCATTTTCAATTTCCCCTACAATTCTCATATCCCTAACTTTTGGTTTTCTCATTTTAATAACTTTTCCATCATTTAATTTAATCTCTTTCATTTACTTTCCCTTTACATTATATTTTTTCTAACTTCTGCAAGATAATCAATCCCACCGATATTTGCTATCATATTATCTGTATCCATTATTACAAGAGGAGTCCCATCAAATTCAAACATATAAAATCTTGCTTCACCTTTGATAGTAGTATCAGTCCCTTTATGTGAAATTGAAAAATTACTACTTGTAATAGTCGCTATGAATTGCTTTTTTTTACCATCTTGTGATGCATTACCTTTACAGATAAACATACTACCAACTCCTGTGCTTTTTGAAGTTCCAAGAGCAGTATAAATGATAGGATGTATCTCTTTTAGAGTAAATTCAAATTCAAGTTTTTTAAATACACCTTTTCCATAACTTCTTTCAAATCCACCATTTTTAATACTTTCAGTTTCTTCTTCTATTTCAGGAAATTTAAAATTTTCTTTATCTGCTACACCTGCAAAACCTATCCCATCTACAAAAACATTAATATCACTTACTATTTGTGGAAGTCTCATTTTTCCCATTTTTTCTCCTTATATAGAATTAACCCAATCAATAAATGCACTATTCCAATCATCACTAAATACAAGATTAAAATTAAGCTCTCTAATTGCTGGCATATTTGCTGTTTTAAGCACAAAAGTAAATTTTCCAGCAGTTACATCACTTAAACTAGCATCAAGATAGATTTCATACCCAAGTGCTATGTTTGCCCCTTTTAGGTCATTAAAAAACTTCACACAAGTTTGTTTTACATATTGAAGCTGGTCAGCACTTCTATCTCTTGCCCATTTATTTGCCTGAATTATTGCATCAAGCCATCTGTGGAATGTTCTAACTCTTTCTAAACTTTGCCAAATTGGATCTATATCTCTTGTTTCAAATCCGTAACTTCTCCATCCAATATCTTGCACGATACTTCCGATACCGTTTTGTCTTAATCTTCTTGCTTCACAATCCACACCATCAAAATACTCGACAATTCTCTCGCTTCCACTTACACCTTTAACGATTCTATTTGAATGGCTTCTTGCATATCCAAATGCATCTGCTCCATTATCTCCACCAGCATCCCAATAAGCAATAAGCCCGGCAATTAAAGCACTTGTAGGATATAGTTTGCCCTCTGCTTTACTTCTTCCGTTGTATAAAAGCATATATCTACTTCCAAAATTATTTGCGAAATTGTTTGCTTCGGCTTCGTCTTTTGCATTTACATCAACTATTGCAGTTGCTTTAAATAAACTTGCGATACTATCCATTTTTGCTGCTATATCTGTATCATAAGAATATTCAGGACAAATAATCAAATTTGGTCTTGTTAAAATATTCTCATCTTGTGGAGCTGTTTTTAATATATCTAATCCCTCTAAAACACTATCTTTGACTTCATCATTATCTTTTACAAAAACTCCGACGATTTTAGTATTCACTCCCTGTAAAGCGATAGCATTAGCAGTTTTATATGCTAAATCTTCATCAGTTGCACCTTGTTCTTCAAGATATTTTTTCATTTTATCAGCATTATTAAATACTTTAAATTCACTCAAATCTCCAAAAGGGACAACTATCCCTATTGGTGTGCTACTATCAACAATTACTGGTCTTGCTGCTTGAACACTTATACTTCCATTTATTCCAAAGTTTAGTTTCATTATTTACTCCTCACAATATGTCTTATTACCTATTTTTACAGGATTTCTACACTCTTTTACTTGCTTTGTTTCACTATTTACACAGATACCATTTTTATAACTTTTACACTTGCTTATAGTCATAGTGTTAGCACAACCTACAAAAGCTCCAGCAATTACTGCTACTAATAATACTTTTTTCATTATTCTGCTCCCTTTTCAAAAACAGGATATTCTGCTTCAAACTCTTTATAATCCACTTCATTTTTATCTTCAATAAATTTATAAAGCCAGTCCCAAACTTGTTTATACCAATTAAGTATTTTCTTAGCTTCTTCATAAAAAGAAGAGTCTTCATCATCTGCATAAACTTTTACATCACCGATGTTATCATAATCATATTCATCTAAAATTTTTTCAACTTCTTGGTTTAGAAGTTGTTCTGCTTCTTTAATTGTTAAGAAAACTTTAATATCAGGTTCACCAAATTTTTCTAAAAATTCTTTGTGTGTTTTGAGAAAAAATTCTTGTTCTCTTACCTCATTTATATCTTCAACAATAAAGTATACCCCAGATTTTTGTTCCATACATTTCATTTTATCCTCCTATTATGTAATTTGAAAATTTATTTACAATACCTGGAGCTATTAAAATATTTCTAATTAACACTTCAATTTGTCCATTATTTTCACCTGGATAAAAAGAAGCAAAATACATCCTTTGTGCAGGATTTGTTATCACTTTATATGCTATTTTCCATTCTTCAGAAATTGATGAATCAATTGTAGCTCCTGTTTCCCAGCCAATTTTCATGAATGCTTTATCTGTCTTTGAAATAACTTTATATTCAAACATATATGTTATAGGCACTGGATTGCTTACATTTGTAGGAATCGAGGTAGCAACTCCAGTTGCAAGAAGTGAAGCATACCAAGAACCACAACAGCCACTACCATCAGAACCATCTGCTGAAACTTTAACTTTAAGTCTTTTTCCCCCTCTTCTCCACCAACCGCTACCTGTGTCATCTTCTACAGAAAATTCAACACTACAATGACTATTGTATCCAACAACTAAGTTTTTTATACCATTTTTATCTGTTTCAAGAGATGGATTCTTAAATAAATTTATAACAGGATATTCTTTTCTTATATTCTCTTTCCAACTCTCTAAATTATGTATTTCTTTTTTAACCTCTCCATCAGCCCATGTTATTTTGTGATTTACTCTATTATCCCACTCGCTAAATTTACCTTTTACTAAATCAATTACTTCATTGCTTTTTTGTATAGCACTTGCAAGAAGTGTAGTTACATCAGCCATTTTTTCTCCTTATAGTTTATTTAGTTCCTCAAGTAATAAATGCTTTTGCATAATTGCATTTTGCATCAACATACTTGAAACAACTGCAATCAATCCTTCAATTTCAGCACTTGTTACATAATCATCTTTCTTAAATATTACTTCTCCTGCTTCTCCACTAACGGCGATTTTTATTACCTGCTCTCCACCAACTCCTCTTACAAATTGAATAGCAGGAGTTTCAATCTCACAAATAATCTCACCCGTGTCAGCTCTAATTCTTACCCATTTATTCCATTGAGTAAAATGCTCTTCTACTGGAATAACTGCAATACAGGTTAAAACTCCATTACTATCAAAAAAAATACTATGCAGATTATTTGCATAATAAGGTTCTTTTTTGTCGTTTAATAATTCAAACTTCTTTATTCTCTCATAAAGTTCATTTTTTAAAATCTTTAATCCATCTTTGTGAGGAATACCTGTTAAACTAGCCATATCACTGCTCCTTGAACGTTAAATTTAGTGCTTAATGTTTTTAAATTAATTTCATTTGCTAAGTAAACATTACTAACTCCTTTTGTATCTAAATTAAAATCATTATTAAGAGGAATTTTTGTATCACTTGTATTTAGACTAATATCTATATTCACTCCACAATAGTCTTTAAAATTTACTTTTTTTTCTTGCTTGTAGTTATATTTTTTCTCTAAAACTGCATTTATATTCATTCCATCAAAAATCTCAAATTTAATATCATCAGTTTTTTTGTATCTATATTCTTTATTTAAGAATGTTTTTGTGTTAATACCTTGAGTTTCCATAATATTAAATTCTTTAATTTTTTTATATCTATATTCTTTATTTAAACTTGCTTTTGTGTTTACTCCACAATATTCTTTAATTTCAATTTTTCCTTTTAGCTCAAACTCAAATCCATCAAGGACACTTCTTATATTTTTCACATTATCAATTAAATTAACTATTCTTTTAAACATAACTTCATCAAATTTATATTCAGTAGTTGTAGGAGTTAATATAACTTTGAAATGATAAGGGTCTCCATTAAAATCAAACCATTCTTTAAGTTTTGTGTCAATATCAAAAATTTTTAATACTTCTTTAATCGCATAAACAGTTCCTATTTTTTTATAATAAAATTTGCTTTTATCAATTAGTTTTCTTTTTTCAAGTTCACTTATTTCATTCCAAAAATCAACTCCCCATTCATCTTTTAATAAATCTAAAAATTTTTCATCTATCTTTAAAGCATTATTAAAATTATCAATTTTTTTTATTTGTTCATTTATATCTTCTAATCTCTTACAACCTACTAAATCAAGGGTATTTAATTTTTCATCTATATTTATAGGTAAAATTGTTTTACAGCTCATTTGAAACCTTATAAGTTAGATTTATATTGTTTAAAACAGCGATACTATAATCATCTATTTTTATATTTTTATTTGGAGAAATAACAGATACATCTATCACATTATCTACCATTAAAGAATGAATTACTTTTGCTAAACTTATATTTTTGCCTATTTCCATTTTAGAAAAAGTTGATTTTAGATTTAAAATAGCATTTGAATATACAGTGCTTGCATCAGCTCCACTTTTAACAATTATTTCCCCTTGAACATCAAAAATAATTTCTTTTGCTTTTTTTACTTGGACTAAATCTGTAAGAGGTCTTATTTCATCAGCATTTAGAGTATTTTCTATTCTTTTTTGCATAAGTTCATCAGCTTCACTACTATAATAAACTACATCAACTACCCCAGCACTTGGAGATGATACTTTGACATCTTCCACTCTTTCATCAGCTTTGAATGTAAAAGATTTATAAGTCATTGTGCTTCCTGCTGTGCTTTTATCTGCTAAACTTATTCTAATTCTTTTTTTAAAACCTTCATCACTCTCGGGATTACTCCCACTAATAAAATCATTTAATTGTTTTACTTGTAGATATGGAAGTGGTGAGACTTGTATTTGTGTTTTAATACTGCTACTTGCTATATATTCTTGTAATTCTATTTTTCCTATTGCTTTTTTTTCTCCTGCTTTAATAACTACATCATCTAAAAGTTTTGCAAAATGTATAGAAGTTTCATCTACAAGCTCAAAACCAGCAGGGATTAACATATCATAAGGTAAAACAGCAGTTAAACTAAATTCCATATCTGTATAAGGTTTTGCACCGGGGAGTCTCTTTAATCCATAAAGAGTTTCAGCTAAATTATCTAAATCATTATTTTTAGCAGTTGATAAGAAAAAAGCCCTTGTCATTTCGTTAAACTTTGCTCTTAAATAAAGCTCTCTATAACTAAAAGCTCTTAATACAAGCATTACATTATCACTTTCACTTGGGATATAATCAGGCAAAAGTTCCTTAACAATAGCAATATTTTCATTTAAAATATCATCATAATTTAAAGTTTGTAATACATCAGGCTTTTTCAATTTCTATCCTTAAATCAAATTGTTTATCATTTAAAGCAATTACATCTACTTTTTTACATTTCACTCTATCTACCCATCTATCAATCGTTTCAAAAGTATATGAAATCACTTTTAATCTCGTTTCATCATTTATAGTTCTGTCTCTAAGTTTGTATAACTCACTTCCATATTCTGGATTCATAGGAATTGAGCCTTTTTTAGTTATTAAAACTCTTTTTGTCTCTTGGACTACATCAATAATATATCCATTAAAAGATGTATTGCCTATAACTTCTATATTCATTCAATAACTCCATCACCATCAGCTGTATGAACCACAGCATTTTTAGTAATTTCATCAATCACAGCTTTTGCGATAGCTCTATAAAAACATCTATTTTGTTCTATCAATTTAAAATTACAATTATTTTTTACATTTTCTTCTATCTTGCTTGCTAAACTATCTATATTCATCATTTTTTGCTCCTTGTGTTAGCACTAAAATCGTGATGAGGCTGTCCAGTAAAAGCACAAATACATTCACCAGTAACTACACCTTTTCCACCAAGTCCCATATCAATACTTGGACTATCTACTTTTACAGTATTTGCTTTTACATTTGCATTATCACAAGTTAAATTTACATCTTTTGGCACTTTAATATTTATATTTTCTCCATCACACACAATCTTTACACCCTTAGCAAATTCAATAACCACATTTTTATCATTTGCATCACTTGGTTCTTTACAAGATTTGTTATAAATACTTGGTAAAATAAATCCACTATCACCATTTCCAAAAGGACTTAATACTGCCACTTGTTGATTTACCCTAATAGGTATCCAAACTTTTACAAAATCATTCGCCCACAAAAACACAGGCAAAAAATCAGTAACACGACCTAAAATATTTACCCTTGCAAGTGCTAAGCCATCAGTGCTTTTTATCTCTGTAATTGTTCCTATTTGAATAAGATTATTTATTTGTCTTTTAAGCTCTTGATTCACTTATTTTCCTAAATTCTTGTAATAACTCTTTTTGAAATTGCATATCACTATCAATATGTTTATTTAAACTTGCTACTACTGTATTTATTGATTCTTTAAACTCTTTTCTAAACTCTTTTAAATCATCATAGATTAAAGATTGATTTTGTTGTAAATTATTCACGATAGGTTGCATAGTCTCTTTTTTACAATATAAACTTTCAGCTTCGTGCTTTTTTAAATATTCATAAAGCATCTTTTCGAGTTCTTCTATTTTAATTGCTTTATTACCTAATCTCTGTTTTATTTCTTTAATTTCAGTTTGAGTATTCGTTTCAAATTCTCTTAACTTTTCAAACCCATTATCTATATCTTTGCGAGTATCTATGTTACTTTTTACAACACCCAGATAACTTGCTAAACCCGAACCAATAATAGTAATTCCTAGTCCAATTAAAGCTGACCATTCCATTATTCCCCAGTTCATTTTTGTAACCTTTTAGAGTCTGATTCTGTTTTTGATGAGCCAAAATAAAAAGATAATATCGTTGTTACATATCCACCTACAAAACCAGCAATTAAGGCAACATTTGGATTATCTATTGTTAAATTACCATTTAATAATAAGCCAAATAAAACAAATGTAGAAAGTGTTACAAATAAAGCCAATATTGAACCTGTATTCTTTACTAACCAACTATCACTTTTAGATAACTCTATATTCATATTTCTTGCACTATCTCTATCAGCATTTGCTAACTCAATTTGTTTAAGTAAAAATTCTTTGTTTTTATTTTCAAATTCTTTTAGTTTTAAAATATCTTCTTGTGATAAATTTTGTTTTTTAGCTAAATCAATTCCCGTTTTTTCTTTTATAACTTCAATTGCTTTATCTTCTCCTGCTCCTACAAACTTTTCAACTAAATTAACTCCAGCATTTGCTAAAAGTCCTAATATCGCTCCCATTATATACTCCTCATAATTTCTGATAATTCATTAGCTCTATTTGGTGTCTGTCTTGCCCACTTGCTGTTAAGCATTTCATCTGCTGCTGTTTTATAATCTTCATTTTTTAAAGCTTCCCACATCTTTTTAAATTTCATCACTCCACCGACACCAAGCTGATAAGCCATATTTGCTATAACTTTTTGTGCTTTTGGTGGTAATTCTAAATAAAAAGGCTCATAATTTGTTATTTCTTGAATTTTTATATCAAGTCTGTGTTTTAAAAGAAGTTCGGCTTCTTCTTTTGTAATAGGTAGTTTTGTCCCATAACCAATAGTAGGAAACCCCAAACTATCTTCATACGGCATTCCTCTAAAACCTTCGTGTTTTTTTATAAGTTCTTTCATTTTATATCTCCCATTTTGAAGTATGATATTTAATTGTTAATTCAATCATTCCTCTACCAACAATTCTTTCTTGTTGTTCTAAATCTAAATCCACACTATCTAAATAAAGATAATCCCCTAAAATATCTTCACTTTTTTTAATCTCTTGTAAAATAGAGTTAAGTGTTTTTCTAACTTTACTACTTGTTAAAGTGTTATCAGACATTAAAAGTTCTATCTCTATTTTTAGATTATGTTCTATTGAACCACTTGCAACCTCTTCAATCTTATCATCACTATCCCTAATAATGATTATAGGAAGTTCATCATATTCTAGGCTAGCTATTCTCCATAGAAAAACTGGAATATTTATATTGATAGAATTTTTTAAATTAGTTACAAGTTCTTCTCTTTTCATTATGCTTCCTAAATTTTTTAAAAGTATAGAAAAATAGAAAAAAAAAGTAAGGGAGTAAAAGTGGTGATATTTTTTTATGAGTAACTTTAAGTAACTTCAAACACTCTGTATTGCTTTTATGTTACCTTTTAAGTATAATTCTACTCAAAATTTAAAAAATTATAGAAACGGAGTATATGATGGTTACATTAACTCTACAACAAATACAAGAACAATTACAGAAATTAAACATAAAAGAGATAAGTGAAGGTGATTATTTAAATCATAATAGTAAAAATCTTAACGAATTTTTAGATAAATGTAAAGATGATGAATATATTAAAAATATAACTTTAATAAACAAAGAGGAAAGAGAATGTATTTTAAAATGTTTAGAGGAAAGTGATGATGGGCTATGATTATAATTTAAAAAGTATTACTAATGTTTTTAGTAAAATAGCAGATGAATTTAAAGTAGATTTAAATGAAAATGATTTGAATGAGCTTGTCAATGTTTTATCTCATTATCATCAGCATGCTAAAAGACATAATTTAAATGTAACAGGTATGGAGCCTTATAAAATAGTAAGTTGGGGTGGTCTAAATTTATGTGAAAAATATAAGAAAATAGATGAAGATAAAGCTAAGTTAATTTTAGCTGTTACCATAGCAACACTTAATAAATTTTTAGAGCAAGATATAAACAAAGCATTTAAACAAGATTTTATACAAAAATTATTTAGGATGATAAGATATGAATGTAAAGAAGAATATGCTTTTGGTATAGGAAAAAATGGTCTTTATATGATATTTAAAGGTATTATAAGCATCTAAATCTCAACTTTCCTAGTATCATCTTTACTAACAAAAACTTTTAAAACAGCACTTCCATCATCTTCTTTATTTAAAATATTAAAAGTTCCTAAATCTGTCTTGATTTTTGGATAGGGACAAATAAAGTCTGTTTTTTTGATATAAAAATATAATGCTTTTGTAGCAAATTCATTATTTAATACTAAATCAGGGTCTTGGTTAAGTATAACTTTTGTAGTTTTAGATGTTTCGGGACATTCTAATTTAGCACTAATAGCAAATTCATCAAAAAAGACTTCATCTAAGTCTTTTTGATAATCTACATAAAAATCATTCATTTATTAAATCCCTAAGCTCTTGAATATTCATATCTAAAAGTTCATGGTAATTTTCATCTTTTTGGATAAAATCTTTTAATTGTTTTGAAATATCTCCATTTTCATCTATTTCAATTCCAAATTTCAAAGCTAATTTCAAAAGTTCTTCTTTGTTTAGCTCATTTAATCCACTTTGTTTTGATTGAGTTGGTGTATTGCTATTAGTGTTTGTTGTAGTATTTGATTTTGAAGTAACTAATCTTGCTGCTCCATGCTCAATAAGTCTTTGTGCTACTTTTTTATTTACTTCAAACACTTCACCAGGGAATTTATATCCCTTTTTAGTGCTTATTTTTAAAATTGCTTCAACTTTCATCTAAACTCCTTATAAAACAGTTGCAAACATAAAAGCATCTACAATAGTTGGCACAACTAATGGTGCTGATTGTATAAGAATATATCTTGCACTTGGGTCTTCTACTTCCCAACTTTTTACAAAAAATTTAGTCGCAATTAAAGATGAATTGCCTATTGCTTTTAAATCTTTAATAGCTCCATAAACTCTTTTTCCTTTTGCATTTGTACTACCATAAATCACACCTTTTGTAGGAACCATAGGTTGTTCTACACCATTATCATCAATATACCATTCATCATATCCATAAATATCTGTTCCTATTTCTTTGATATATCCATAATAAGTAACACCTTCTGGTAATAATTGTGGGTCAATCATACCTCTATCAACTCTTCTTAAATCCAAAGCTTCTTTTACATTTGGATTATTTAAAAAAGCATCAATTACATCACTACCAAATACTGCTACATTTGGAGCAATACCACCAGCTTGAATTCTTTCTCTTCTCCATTTTCTCATCATATTTATTGGATTTACATCATCATTATCCCAAGTATCATCTCCTAAAACTACAATTTGAGAAGCATCAAAATTAAAATCAATTACATCATCAATTCCATCACCTTTTACTTCTACTTTTCCAGTAGTAAGAACTTTTGAGGCCATCCATTCAATTCTTCTAATTACATTTTCTTTTTTTTCTTGAATCTCTTCTGTAACTTTTTGAGCAACTCTTTGTGCCACATTTTGAGCATCAGCATAAAACACTGTATTAGAATTTGTAATTACATCAACTGCTTCTGTTACCCATTTATCTTTAATATATGCAGGTTTATATGAATTGATAGTTTTTTTAGCAGTTGTTACTACTTTTCCTTGAACTCTTGGTGATACAAAAGGTGCTAATTTTCTTTTACCTTTTTGAACTACAATATCTACATGCTCACTATCACTTGTTATTTCTTGTTTAAAAAACATCTTTTGTAAAAATGCTCCAGCACTTGGCACTTGATTTGCGACACCAATCAATGCTCTTGTTTCAAATAATTCATCCATTTAAAATCTCCTTACATTGTTTTTTTTGTAAAAATAGATATTTTTCTAAGAGTAGGTTTTAAAGTATCTATATCCCACCCTTCACCAAAACTAATTTCATTTTCATCAATTTGCCCCATTAGTAAGATAGGGACAATTTTATCGCTTGTTGCTTTTGTATCTTCTAATAACACAGCATAAGGATTTTGACTACCATCAGTTACATCATCATCTCCATTTTTTGTAGCTGTTAGTTTATATTTTCCTGTATCAGTTACTACTCCAAGCACTGCTCCCGCTTTTAAATCTTGTCCTTCTTCTAAAATACCACTATCTGTAACAATAGGGTCTCCGATTAGTAATCCCATTATTTTCCTCCTTTAAATGAATTTAAAACTGCATCATAAATAGAAGAAGCCTTTGGTTTTTGTGATTTTTCTTCTATACCAGCCATACCTGCTTCTGCTAAAAGTGCTGCTGCTTTTTTACCATCATCTAAAAATTCATCTTTAACTTTCATTTTCTTTTCTCTCTCAGCTCTAAAAACTGCAAGTTCTACAGCTTCTGCTGTGCTTTTTCCGTCAAACTTCATATTTTTTACAATCTCTTCATATCCAGTAAAATTACCAAGATTTTCAATATCTTGAATTCTTTCTCTCTCAGCAGTTGCCCCTGCTTTAAAAATCTCATCAAAAAGTGATGGATTTTGTGCTTTAAAATCTTGCATACTCATAGTTGAATTACTCATTTTTGCTCCTTGTTTTTGTAATTTTTTGATTAAACCTTCAAATGTAGAAATACCATCTATCATTCCTACATCTTTTGCTTTATCTGCGATTAGTAAATCACCTTGACCGAACTTTTCTAATACAGTATCTTCTGATACTCTTCTATATTTTGCTACACTTGTTATAAACTTTTTACCTAAATCATCAGCCCAAGTTTGAATTTGATTTTTACCTTCATCACTTGAAATATCAGGTCTTTTTTTTGGACTTTGTGTGCTAACTATCTCAATTTTTTCTAATCCCTCCTTTTTTAGTTTTTTAGCATCATTTACTAGTGTAAATACAACCCCTATACTTCCTACAAAAGCAGTTTGTGAAGCATATATCTCTTTTGTCGCACTTGCTATCCAATAAGCAGCACTAGCACCTAAATCATCAATAAAAGCTACCACCTTTTTTTTAGAATTTCTAATATAAGTAGCAAATTCAGCAATCCCAGCTGCTTCTCCACCTGGTGAATCTATATTTAAAACTATTGTATCTATCGTATGGTCATTTTCTAATATTTTAAATTCCTCTGAATAGGTTTCTAAACTTCTAACATTAGCACTAAGTTCCATCATTCCACCATATCTTACAATAGGACCTGTAATATTTAAAACACCAATATTTCCTCTTTTTTCTACAAAATTTAACTCTTTTTTACTACCTTCTTTTAGACTTAAAGCTCTTTTTTCTATTTGTTTTGCAAAAGTTGTCTCTAAATTTGAGGTAATATCTTTTCGAGTAATAATATTTGTCATAACTTTAAACCACTCAGCCTCCATAAGCCAAGGTTTAGATGTTAATTTGGTTAATAGATAAATCATTTATCTTCCTTTAATCCACTATCTTTCATCAGTTTATTCTCCCTTTTTGCTTTTCTTACATTAGTTTCAAAATCAGTTCCATTCATTTCAGCTGATTCTTTTGCTCTTGTGCTAAATCCTTCTTGAACTCTTAAAGCAGCTGCGGCTGTTTCTACTTTTTCATTTATTTGTCCAGGGGCTGGTCCCATCCAAGTAGTATGTAAATAAGCTGCTTTCATAAAAGGGTCATCTAAAAATCCAGGTGCTTCAAGTCTTCCTTGTAAAACTGCTTCGGTAATTACAGCTTCATAAATTGGCTGACAAAATCCATTTACAAACCAAGCTCTTCTACTTTTAAAAGTTCTCCAAGCTTCTAAAAAACTCGCTCTTGCTGCTGTATAAGAAGATTCAAAATGTTTCATTAAAATTTCATAAGGTAGATTTAATCCTACTCCAATTTGTTCAATAATACTTTTTATAAAAGCATCATAAGCAGAGTTTGGTCGTTTAGGGTCTGCTATTTCTATACTTTCCATAGGATTAAGCCCTACAATAGCTCCAGCTCCAAGTTTTAATTCACCTTCATTATCAAAAAGCATATCTGGATTTTCATTTTTTATAAATACCGTAAATAATGCACTTACAAGTGCTGCTGTAAGTTCAGCATCTGTATAATCTCCAAGCACTTTAAGATGTTTTAATACAGGAGCAAGATAAGGAATTCCTCTTCTTTGCCCTGGTCTTATTTGTTTAAAAAGATGTATTACATTTTTTCTACCACTTTTACCCCAAGCTGGAAATTTAACCCACTCTTTTTCTTGGCTTAATCCACCTGGATGTGATTTTAAAATGTGATACTCTACAACTTCACCATAAGCACTTGTTTTTATTCCACCAGCTAATTCTTCTGTATCTAACATATCACTTTCATTACAAACTCTATCTGCTTCAATTAAACTAATAGTAGTTTCATAAGGCCAAAAATCCCTTTTTATTCCAGGTAAAATCACAAATACATCACCACTAAGTAAAGCACTTGCTAATGCAACAGCTTGTAATTCAAAAAAATTCTTTTTTCTACTTGCATCAGCATTTACACTATTTGCCCAAAAATTAAATTCTCTCTCGGCCGCATTCTCCCATTCAATAGCTTTTTCTTCGCTAATTCCTATATATTCATAATTTATTTGTGATTGCACCTTTAACCCAGCACCAACAACACTATCTAAATTAGTCTCAATAGCACCCGTTACAACGGGTTCATTTCTATATAAATCTCTACTTCTTGCTCTTAATAATTTTAAAGCAGGTAAATCATCTCTATCTGAATTTTTAAGAGAACCAAACCAATTTTTTAAAGTTTTTTTTGTAGTGCTTGCTCCCTCGTAAGAGTTATTAAAATAGCTTAAAGTAGCTTTTGCTTGTAATCTTCTTAACCCTTTTTCTGGACTTAAAAAAGCAATTGCCTTATCTAATAAATTTTGTTTTATCAACTTTTAACTCCATATCCAATAGTTAAACCTCTTTTACCATTCGCTATTCTTTCCAATTTTTCCACCTCTTTTTTCCAAAAAGTTATATCAGTATTTATTTGTTCAAGCTCTGCTCTTTTAGTTTTTTTATCACCAATAGCATATTCACTGCTTTTTAAAACTCTACTTCTTGCTTCAAGTGCTTCTTTTAAATATTTTTTTGCTTCATCTAGTGTCCATGCTGCCAAAATAAACCTTTTTTGTGAAAGTATAAATAAAAAGAGAAAAAAAGTAAGGGAGTAAAAGTAGTGATATTTTTTATATTGACTGATATATTTTTTCTTTTGTTTGTTTAAAAGTATCACTTTCATTTAGTAAATCTTCCAAGACTTTACCCATAAAAGTTTGATGTTTTTTTGCTAATATTTCTAAAATCATAGCAGTTTCTACATTTACACTTGGTCTAATTTGTATTGTTGGTGTTTTTTCTTTCATCTTATTCCTTTACTAAATGTTCTTTGTTTCTTTTGAGTATTTTGAGACTGATTTATTTGTTGGTAGAAAAAATATCTATCTTGATTTGCTAAATCAGTTGGATCTATTCCTACTATGGCAAGTGCTGCTCTTGCATAAACTCTAACATCTATTGCCTCATTTCTTTTTTTAGATTGATTTAGCCATC